CTAATGCTTCCCAATTTACTGGTGTAGTTGTGGTGGTTGGTTTTGGCTTTTCTTGTCCTAAAATCTTATAAATTGGTTTCACTCGGTCAAACACATCAAGCACAACAGGGTCAAGCCCTATATTTCTTAATCCCTGCCTTATTTCTTCTAAACTAATTCCTCGTTGAATTGCTTGGTAAATATCAGTTGCTGTTTCTGCGTCTAATCCGCCAGCGTGAAATTCAGCCAATTCTGATTTAGAAAATAATCCGCTTATTATTTCTCCACCTTCCTTAACCCCTCCGCCACTCGGAGTTGCACCACTCAAAACTTCGCTTTTCACCACATTGCCATATTGGTCATAACTCACTAACTTATAACCAGTAGTCGCAGACCCGATTGTTTCTGTTTTTACTACCTGTGGCGCACTCATATCCTGCACATTGCTCAAATCTGCTCTAACTCCGGCTTTGGTGGCTTCTTCCATTGAGCCAAAAAGATGTCCATCCAAAGTTCTGTATATCTGGTCGCCTACTTTATAGTATGGTTTGGTGATGTTATTGCTTAAAGCAAAGTTTAGGTTGGTTTTTTGTTGTTCTTTCTGTTCGGCGATTTTGGTTTTTTGGTCGTTCAAGTAAGCTGTCAAAGCGTTAGCTCTTTCCTGTTCTTCTTTATTCATCCTTCCTTCTAAAAGCCCTAATTGTTTGAGTTTTATATTTATCTGGTCTAAAGTATCTTGATATTTTAAATCAACAGCCCTATCAGCGCTTCTCTGGGCGGCATCCAGTTGTCCCTGTAATCCCAAACCTCTGGCTTGTAAAAGTCCCATTTCCGAACCCATCTGGTTTTTCTGATGAACAATTTCCCCGTAAATAACATCTGTGGTGGTTTGCCGTTGTTTGGTTTTTTGCTCTAACACTTTATATTCGGCTTGCTTGGTCAGCATTTCTCCTTGAATTTCAGCCAATTGCCTGTCTAAATCCGTTACGCCGTATTGCTGTTCAGCTGCTAATTGAGCCGCCCCCCTGCCTCCTGCTTCCGGCAATAAAGAAGTTATTTCTTTCATTAAAGTATCGTATTGCGTGGAGGTTTCTGTTTTGGGAGTGGTAAACATTTTCAAATAATCCGCGTAAGAAGCCGTACCTGCGGCAATAGAATCAGCCAAAGAGGAATCTGCTTGCTGTTGAGGAACTTGAATCGGTGCTTCGGGTTTTAAAGAGTCCGAAGTTAAAACCCCGTATAAGTCGGGTGAGCTGGGTTTTGAAACCACATTAGTATATTGCCCCATAACATCCATTGAAGGGATGTAAGTTGAACCTGCTGGCGGTTGCCATCCAGTTGCTGGGGTTGTTGCCGGATTATAACCCGAAGCCACTGGCTGTCCGGTTGCCGCATATTGTTCGTATGTTTGTCCGGCGCTCCATTGTCCTTCCGGACTTACCCACGCTGGTCTTGTATAAGTTGCCATATTATTTAAATAATCTTCGTTTAAATGTCATCTGCGACCTTGTGTCTTTGTCTCGGTGAGCCCAGTATTTCAAAATTGCCACTTCGTCTGTTTGAATGAGAGAAGCAATGTCGTTTTTCCTGCCCATTTCATTGGCAATTAAAAAAGGCAAAGACGCTTGCCTTGCCAAGTAAGGATGATGAATAACAGGAATACCAGGTTCTTTATTGGCTTTTAAAAACTTATGATTGCCGGATTGCGAACCAGAAGTATTAACTGCTGTTCCGCCCAGAGTGGTAGAAACTTGAAAAGCATCAGCAGTTAAACCGGTAGAAATTACATAATAAAGCGTGGTGTCGGCTGTCAGTCCAGTGGGTAAAGCTCCGTCTGTTTCAAAAATCAAAGCGTCATTTAATGCCAAGCCGTGCGTTGCGGCTGTGAAAACTCCTGGCGTGGCAATGGTAACCGTAAAAGTAACAAAAAGATATTTAGCCATTTCCCGATTAACATAAGCTCTTAATCCGTCAGTTTCGGAATAATCAGGGCAAGGGCGGATATAAATATAATCCCCCATTTTTGTCCAGTATTGGGGTATGCCTCTGCTGGCGGTGTCGGTTGAGTAAAGCTCATAGAAATCGCTCAGGTCGTCAAATTCTTCCCTGCCTAAATCAAATTCTGTAGCGTCATCATCCAAAATAGACATTTTCAAAATCTGCAAAACTTCATTGGTGAAAGCAGATATTTTATAGTAATTAGTTCCGGCAACAAGACTTTGCTTTTCCAAGGGCAGGGCGGTCTGGTTGGTGTCGTCAAAAGTTCCCTTAAGGGCTGATTCGGAAGCCAAGAACCAGTATTTGTCTAACGCGTCATTTATTCTGGCTACTTTGGCTTTGTTGGAATAAGAAGCATTGCCCACCGCTCCTTCGGGCAAACCGCACAAGCGGTTGATTTCCTCGCTCAATCCTGAATTGTCAATAACATCTGAGTATTTCATATTATTACTTCGCCGATATGCCCGACTTTGGGTCGTGGGTCGGCGTGTGTTTTAATTCCATACTTTTTGGCTTTTTCGCAAAACCACCAATCCTCTCCAAGTTTGCAACAGCCATTGTCGTGATATTCAAACATAAACCACGGCTGGGGGACTTTTTTAAAGACCTCGCATTTAATAAGGATTATTCCCGTGCCGGTGGCGTGGCATTCAAAAACTGTCTGATACTTTGGGTTCTTTTTTATTTCAGGGTCTTCCAATCTTACGGCGTGGGTTTCGTCTAAAAACTTGATAATCTGGCCGGTTTCTGCCCGAGGATGATAGGCAGTTCCGCAGATGTCTTTGTTGTTGGCTATCAGTCTCTCTAAAATGTCCGGCTCAAAAGTCATATCGTCATCTATCATCAGTAAGTAATCAGAGCCGCTTTTGACCGCTTGAGCGGAGATATAACTTCTGTTCTCAGCAATGGTGTATCCTTCACTGGCAACTATAATATTCAAGTCGTATTTTTTGTTTGAATGAGCAACCATCTCTAAAAGGCATTGCATTGTGAGGGCGTTTATCCCGCGATTTGTCGGTATGGCGATTGTTGTCTTCATAAAAATTCTTGGTTATCTTTGCAATCGTATTCTCGGCAAACATTCGGTCTCCTTTTATAAATTGAACATTTGCCGCCAATAAGTTTTGAGCATTGCCTGTCTATGTCAACATATAATTCCCCCCTAACTTTTTTAAGCGACAATCCGTGATATTTTATCCATCTTTTAGTGTCAGCGTCTGTGCCTTTCCAAATAAGCGGCAGGCAAATACTTTCGCAACACTTTGTGCAATTTGAAATTAAACATTTATTCTTTTCCACTTTTCCATTGGCTCATAGGTTAAAATACTTTTTGTCCGATATGCCCTATTTTTAACGAAGGATCGCACCACACATCAAATCCCAATTCCCTTGCGTTGTGGCAAAACAGCCAGTCGTGGCTCATCTTAACGCTTCCATTGTCGTTCCAGATATAATTGAACCAACCTTTTTGACCTTTGTAATTCTGCGGGATTTTCTTGAATACATCTGTTTTAATCAAAAGGCAACCAGTTCCTAATGCTCCACACTTAAAAGGAACGCCTATTCCTTCGTTTTCCAAATATTCAATAACCGGAGCTTGAACCTCGTATTTGGTGTTGTAAACAGCCCCTACAATGTCTTTGTTGTGGGAAAGCAATCTGTCTAAAGTGCCGGGCGGAAAAATCATATCATCATCTACAAAGAATAAATGTGTGCAATCATTTTTTATCGCCTGTGCCGCTATGTAATTCCTGTTTTCCGAGGTATTGAACCCGCGCGTAGAAACAATAAAATAATAGTCATGTTTTGAATTGGCAACCAACCGCAATAAAGATAAAGCGGTTTTCGGTCTAACTAAGCGATTTGTCGGAACGCCCACGGCTATTTTCATAATCTCATCTCCGCTCCCAACCACAAGTAAGGAGCGAAGGGAAACTACGCTGCTACATTAACATTGATAAAGAACTGCGCCAGTTGAGCAGGCCAGTCGAAACCATAGTCCACTCGGCTTGCGATACCAAGTCCGGATTTCGGAGCGTTGGTAGTAACAGATGCCGGAGGGTCTTCAATAAACTTACATCTTCCGTAAGTTCCGCGAAGAATACCGATTTCGCCACATTTCTTAATACCTGCGAATACGTGAAGCGCGGTGTGCGAGTTTGAAAGATAATGGTCAACTCCCATATACCTGAATGCCTTTTGAACGGGGATGCCGTTCTTTAGGGCAATGTCAGCTTCGGTGAAGCCATTAGCCTGAACAAATGCCTCTAACAGTTCAAAATCTTGCGCTCGCCAAACAATGAAGAGTCCTCTTTCAACAGCCAAATCTACGCCATTATTGTAGTAAATCTTCCGCTTGATAGCCCTGATAATGTCATCAATGTTGGCAGCTGAAACCGTGATCGCAGTAGTATCGTCAGCGCCAGTGTTTGCAAGGTCAGTCACTCCAAAGTCTTTCCAGTTGGCGTATTGAGCAAGCACTAAAGACTCTAACTTTTCAACTGTTTTCTTGCCGTGATAATCAGCAATAGACATCTGGCTGACATAGTTCTGCTGAAGCCTGTCAGCTTCGTCAATGAAAATAGCGAGCTGTTGGATTGAGCTTATAGTCAGCGTTTCCGCAGTCAACGCAAAATCCTTATAGGCATAGGCAGTTCCTCTTGTGCCTGTTGCCAAGTCCGGCTCGGTTGACATATAAGCATTGATAATCGAATAGCTGTCGCTATACTTGACTGAAAGAACATCTGTCCAGCAAGTCGGCTTGTTGATTCGGTCGCGCATTCTTTGCACATAATCGTATTTATTCCAAATTACAGTATTAGCCATTTTTGTTATTCAATTTTAGCTGAATCAAACGCGACCTTCCCAGATTAGCCGGTATATGGCTCGTCAGCAAACTTATTGCCTGCTTCCTCCTTCTTAATTCTTGCCTCTATGACTTTGCCCGCAAGTTCGGAATCACTGGGCGTGTCATAAGTTCCATCGTCTTTTTTCTTGTCTACCCAATAATCCACGTCTCCTTGGGTCTTGCCACTTGCACTGCCCCTGCCCTTTGGCATCCCAGCTTGAGCTTCGCGCTGGTTTTGGATGGTTTCTAATTGAGATTTAATATGTCCCATTTGAAGAATATCCGTTAAAGGCAGTTTCAAGCGATTTGCTTCATCCTGAACAATCTTTTGGTCGTCAGGATGAACAATCCCTTCTCCTTTGAGGAAAGCCAATTTGGCGTAATCTGGTTCGTTTGATTGCGGCGTTTCAAGCACGGGAGGTTCTGGTTTCGCCTCTGGCTTTGGAGTTTTCACCCATTTTCCTTCGGCGTTTTTTTCAAAACCTTCCGCTTTTTTAGCCCGTTCAAAGAGTTGCTTATTCTTGCCGCTAAGTTCATTCATTTTCTCTTTGAGAGCATTGACATCTTCGGTTTCCGAAGTGCCAGTTTCGAGTTCCTGCTCGTCAGTTTCCTCATTTGGAGAGTCGAGGGTCTCATTTGCATTTTCCATAGTTTTAGCTCGTATGGTGAGCAAGTCCTTTTTAAGAGTGGGATAACTCTAATTTAATTAATCTGCTGGTGAGAATTCGGTAACAGTAACAATTACATCTAAGTTGGATTCAAAACCTTTCGGCATGCGGAACATTTCAATCCACGCCCTGTTCAGACCGCCAATTTCAACATCAAAGGCGCTGCCGTCATCCGGCTCCATTATATCTCCGCCCGCTCCTGCGACAATCTGTGTAGTTGTAGCCGCGGTGGGAGAAAGATTAACAAACCAAAATCCAACACTCGCTCCTTCTTCTTTTAAACATTCAGAAAATAAAGTGGAAGTTGCCGGTAAGGTTACATCCAGCGAAGCGGCTGATAATGTTCCAGCCACTGCCGCGCTGTTAACCGAGATAACTTGATTTTCACAGACTTGCTTGGCTGTTAAGGTTTTTGCCGATGTCATTGTGGTAGAAGCATTGAGATATTTTCCGCCCAAGACCACCTTGCCGTGAAAGGTTGTAATATCATTATAAATATCCGTGCCGGGACTCACGCCAACTTTATCCAATACTTTCGCAATGATTGAATTTTCATCCAAAGTAGTCGGAACTTTAGCGGGCATACTAAAGTAAACAACGCCTGCTAAAATTACCACGACCACTAAAATACCTATTACAATTTTGTTGTTCATTTCTTTTTACTCTTTTTTGTTTCCTTCGACCTTTTTGGCTCTCTGCCAGCCGTTTTTTTCTCTTTTTTGGGCTTTAAAGCCATTGCTTCCTTCTCTAAAATTTTATCTTTCAAGGAAGGAAGTCGCATATCGTTTAGTGTAGTCAAATTATCACTTTTGATACTTGCATTAATTCTTGAAAAATAGGAATTAATGCTTTTTCTTCAGCTCTTTTCCTCGGATGATGAGCTGGGCACAAAGTAATGCCATTGTTAATGTTATACCTTAATTCGGGATAATCTCGCCAAGGCAAAATATGGTGAGCAATTATTTTTCCAGAACAATCTTGATTATTTATTTTGCATTTAAAACCATCTCTTACCCAAACATTTATTCTCCAAGCTTGATAAGCACTATCATTTCTTTCTTGCCGTTCTTTATAATTTCCGTTAACCCATTTATGATTATTTTCGCCACTATTATATTTACCCCAACATTTCATTGAGCAAAATCTTTGATTTTGAAAATTATAAGAGGTAAATATTTTTCTGCAATTTGAACATTCTTTTTCTACTACACCCTTTCCCTTATTCCAAGAATATACACCAACAGCAATTTTATGTTTGGAACAACTTTTAGCTTCGCGTCTTGCCAATTTCTTTCCGCAAATAGGACAATTTGGCTTTCCGCCTTTCCAATTTGGATTATTTTTGCCCCTAAATTTCTGTTTAAATCCTTCCGACCTTGGTTTGCGTTGATAAATTCCCGTAGGCATAATTTTGTTTAGTTATTAGAATTCGGCGGTTGTGATAGTTGTTGATGCGGATGACCAGCCAAACCACCTGCCGCATCCATAGAGTTCGGCATCATAAGCGATTGTGGTTGAAGCCGCCTGCCAGAAGCCAACCATATTGGTAAGAGTTGAGCTGGAGATATTGGTAGGATTGCGGTCGTCAAAAGTCAGCATTATCGCCGTAGCTTTAGTGGAGATGACTCTTGTGGCGCAAGAAGGAAGTTTGGCGAATACTTGTGTAATTACCGGACCAATATCTGTGGAAGTTGCTGTCTGTTGGAACGCCGCCAGACCAGACGCTCCTTTAAATGTGGTTGGATTTGAAGCAAAACCCAAATAAAAAGCTCCAGTGAAAACTATTGCTACCACTACACTGCCGATAAGAAATGATTTCGTGTCCATATTTTTTGTTTTGTTAGAGTTATTTTCCGACCTTTACCCCTATCTTTCTTTGCGAAAAGTTTTGACTGGGGCTTTATTGGCTTTATACAACAACAAGTCCACAAAGCTTTTCTCTATAAATCTTTTGCCTTGTTCGTAAGCTCGGTATTTTTCGCCCAATAAGAAATTGTCATCTGTATCATTGGTCTGGGGTTTTTCTTTTTCTATCCTCTCGTCAAAAACAGCTTTCAAAGCTTTGATAAACAAGTCGTCATTGACTATTTGTTGAAGTTTGTCTTTAAATAGGTCGTTCATTCAATTTATATTTTTCTTCATAATATCTTTGTCTTTTATATCCCCATTTTCTAAAAAGTTGGAATTCCCGATATAGAAAACTTTTAAAACAATAGATAAAATTTCGTCTTTGTCTAATTTCTTCTACTCCTGCTAAAATTTTTAAAATCAATAAATTTTCTTTTTTCATACCATTGCTGTTTGCTGATTAGCTTGACCTAATTGTTTCAAGGGTTCAGTTCCGCCTTGTTGTGGTTGTTGCATCATAGACGAAGAGGGAAACATAATCGGCGACATACCGGAGCTTTCCAGAATAACATTCAGAAGTTTAACCATTTCGGGGTCTTGGCGGATTTGGGGAGTGGCGATAAACTGCCTCAACACATTGACCAATTTGTCAGTTAATAAAGCCAAGTTCTTCTGCTTGCCTGCGATATTGGTCATTACAGACAAAGTGATGTCTTTCATTTCATCTTTTAAGATTTTGATAAACTTCTTATTGCCGTGTTTTATAAAGCCGTCTTTGATAGTTTGTTTAAGCATTTCCACATCTTCTCGGCGGACTATCCTGCCGGACAGAATCTCCTCTTTGATGACTTTATTGGTTTCGTTGGTCATCACAGCTTCAGACACGCTCTGCATTTCATCAGCCGACAACTCGCTCAAAAAGGCGTGGTCTTTGGTTATCTCTCTGGCAAGATGTGGCAATACCCAGTCCCTGTAAATCTCGTCCATAAAGACAGCTATTTGACCCTGCCGGTAGCGGTGCATTGATTTGGCTTCTATGTTTTGGGCTTCGTAAAGCTTAAAAGGAGTGCCAGATGACGGAGCTTCGCCCAATAGCCCCTCTGAAGCCGCTCCTATCAGTTGGGCGTGGCTTTCCCAACGGTTCAAAGCGTCATTAAAAACTGCGAGGTTTCTGGGATAAGTGTCTAAAATTCTTGCTTCTTTACCTTCACCAACTTCCAAAAACTCCATATTGTCCATTCCTTTCATTCCAGTGGGATGTTTGGCTTTCAGGGTCGGGTCATTGGTAACTCCTATCATCTTTGAAGCTGACTCCAGCATTTCGGTAATTTTGACTTCAGTCCAGTTTGTCCAAATTATTGGGTCAAACAACTCCTCTATGCCGCCCCGTCCTAAAGCCCTGCCGACTATCTTGTCTCTGGCAAGAAACTTAAAAGGAAGCTTGGGCATTTTTCTTCTGAAGAGCGTTACGCCGATTTCTTGTTTGTTTTGGTCTTTGTAATAAGCCACTACTTGAATTTGCCGGATGTCTTTTTTGCTTTCTTCCCTTGTTTGGTCGTCAGTAAGCCATTCTTTCGGCAGAGAGCCGTGCAGTTCGTAAACCTCTATGTCCTTATCGTCCTTGCAGAGCGTGATTAAGGCCTCTATGCTGGTGTTCGCTCCGTTCTCATCCAAACCCCACTTGTCCATTTCTCTTAACTGGGAAGGGCTGAATTTATGCTTAATGCAAAAAGGATAATCTAAAATGTTCGTCTGGTTGCAAAAAGCCAAGCTTCTCAAATCAACAACCTCCGGGCGGTTCTTGCTGGTGTCCCTGACCAATACCCCGCCGTAATCGCCGTAAGAAACAATCATATCGTCAATGAATGTGTCTATGGAGTTTTCCAAAGCCCATTTATTGTGGAATTTCTTGATAACGAATGACTTATAATAATCATCAGGGTCGTCAGCGTATAAATCTATGTCTTTGACATCAAACCCTTCGGTGCGGTATTGAACATTCATTATGGCCAAAATGATATTCTTGTTCGGCCGCAAGTCCCTGTCTTCGTTTTTTTCCTCAAATTGCGAGTTCTTATACAAAAAAGACCGGCGCAAATGGTTCTTCATTGACCAATCCCAGCCGTCTTCTAAAGTAACGGGCTTTGTATATCCAATCTCTTCTTTTTTGACAAAACTATAAATTGTTTCCATCGAGTAAAATTGCAAGGCGCTTGCCCCACATCATTCTGGTCAACTTATTGGCGAAAATCCGCCTTAACTGGTTCATTGAAAATAAATGCTCGTATGCGTCCTTGCCTTTTGAAACCGTAACAACTCCCTTGGCTTTGATGTTATGCCATTCCAAACCTAAGCTTCCAAGGGCTTCTTCAACGCTTTCTCCTTGGGCTTGGTATTTAAGACCTGATGTTTCTAATACTAATTTAACTTTTGGCATTTTTTAATAATTTAGAAATGTGAGTGTAATAACAGCCCTTGCAAATAAAAATTGCTTTTTTGTGCTTTTCCTCCATGGGTATCATATCTGCGCCGGTCAACTGAGTTTTGATTTCAAATATTACCGCCTCAAAGGAGAAATCGCGGTCAGTAGGTTCTTTTAAACAAATGTCGCATTTCACAATAATCATAAGCTTTGTCCCAATACTTCCCTTAACTCCGTGACCTTTTGTCTGTCTTTAAAGAAATTGTCCGGATCCATGCTATTTTCCGGCTTGTTCTTCTTCCATTTGACTATTAGCTTAAGTAAGCGAGGGTCTTGGGCGAAAATTCTCCTGCCCACTATTTGTGAAACCTCCTTGTCTACAGCCGGTTCTAATCTGGGAGCAACGCGAAATCTATCTCTGGCGTTTATAACTTCTGCTTTTGAAAAATCTATGTTCATTTATCTTCCTTTATTAAAAAATTGCTTCTTTTTAGTCGGGTTTAACTCATCCTTAAAAATCCTGTCCCAGTAGCTTTCCTCTTGTTTCAAGCGACCCAATGTTTCTAAAGCGTATCTGGCAGCGTCTAAGAAATGGTCATTGCCCTGTTCCGGGTCGTTCAATACCTTGCCGTTCTTGTCCACTATCCACAAGTAATTCCGGTATTCCTTAATTCCATTGACGCTTTGTTTGGTAATGCTGATGGGCTGGTCTTGGATAAGCTGTATTCCGCTTCTTACGCTATCTGCTCCTTTTTTGGTAGCTTGGACATTCAGTCCATAACCGCGGATTTCGTCTATGCTTTTAGGTTCGGCTGAATCTGCTATAACCAGCTTTTCCGGTAAAGTTTTTAAAGTATCGGCTATTTCCTTATTGCTCATTCCTTTCCTGTAAACTTTCTCGTCCAGTATCCACCCGCCGTTATAGTAATAAACAGCCATGATAGCCGTGGGGTCGTTGGTATAGCCAAAGTCCAGTCCGTATCTCTCTAATCGCGCTTCGTGGGGAATCTCATCTATTATCTTCCAGCCGGTGTAAATCTTTCCTTCAAGTTCTCCCAGCTCTCCCAACCCGTAAACTTTCCACCAGTCCTTTCTTCCTTTTCTCTGTTCAATGGATTTCTTGGTTTCTTTATCTAATGCCTCGTTATCTAGATAATTCAGAATGATGTGGGTAATATCATCCCGTTTTTCTTTTACTTCGGTATAGAACCAAAATTCCGAAACCGGATTCCAGTCAAGATAAATTATCTCTCTGGTTCTGACTTCTAATTCCTCAAACGCCTGAAAAGAAACATTGTTGCATTCATTGATAAAAAGCCGGTCTCTTCTGCCTCCTCTCAATTTGTCGGCTTGGTCAGCTCCGAAGAATTCTATCTGCGAGCCGGTTTCAAAAGTATAAATCAAGTCCGTAGCCATCCATCTCGCGTCTTTCCAGTAGTTATGTTCTTTCATGATGTTCTTGAAATCCCTAATGCATCCCTTTTTCAGGTGAGGTATTGATTCGGAAACAATAGAAGTTAAAGTGGGCTTTTTGTCTTGCTGGGCTAAATCAATCAGTATCTGAATTATGCTGATGGTCTTGCTCGCTCCTGTCCCTCCCTGCGCCGCCTTGATTCTCTTGCCCATCTTTAGAATCTTTTTCAATGCTGTTGTGATGATAAACATTTGCAAGAAGGGGAATGGGATTTGGATTGTCTCCCTGTCCTCCTAAATTAACATTCTGTGCTGGCTTGCCGAAAACTTGTTCAACTACCAGCTTTAAAATCTCTGGGCGTTTTTTGTAATCTCTTTTAACTATCTTAACTAACTCGTCTATTTCTTTCTCGCCAAAATAATCCCTGAAGGTTTTATGCCTTGGGCGTCCATTTTTATTTCCGTTCCACTTTCCTCCTTTTTGAAAAGGCATAGTTTTTTTATAGTTTTACTTAAAAAATTAAATACCAAACCCCTTGGGTAATTTTAATAATTCTTTAAACATTTTTTTTGAAAGCACTACAAACTTGCCCCCTTGTTCTTTTCGGGGTATTTGTTTTATCGCATTCTTCACAATCTTTAATAATTCTTTTGGGTCTTCTGGTAAAATATATGCTTTTTCTTTTTTCATATTTTCAAAAAATTAAATACAAAACTACTCCTATAACAATGACAATTCCCATTCCTATTCCAAAAGCCACTAAACCTAAAATAGTGTGGTCTAAACTTCCTAATTTTTCTTTTTCATCCATAACAAAAAAACACTCGCTATGAGTGCCTTAAAAATTCCTTTAAGGATTTAAAATCAAGCAAAATTTTCTGAAGAAGAGATTTCATTGCTCATAGTGTATCAGAAAAATTAGCGAATGTCAATTCCTGTGGAGTGGGGATAACTTATTCTAAAAATAAAATATCTTGGTATCTTTTTTTAAAATCTTCCGGCGTTCTTTCGTGAAAATCCCTGTAAAAAATATATAAAAAATCTCTTAACTCTTCGCCGGTTAAAGTCAAAACATCATCTGGTCTCAAATGCTTTGTATAGTTTATATAAATAGCTCTTGATGTGAGTTTGGTTTTAGGGATTTTGTATCTCATTTAAATTCTTTTTTTTAAACAATGGTTCGCCGGGTTTGTAAATCGCAAAACCATGTATTGCTATTCTTTTTCCTTTTTCAAAAGCTAAATATCCGATTATTTTAGGTTTTTTCTTTTCATTTTTTTCAAGTTTTTTTCTCATTAACCGAATAATCTTATCAATGTTTTTGGTATTTATAATTATATTAGTTTTCTTTTCTTTTTTCATTTAAAAATTAAAAACATTATTTTAAGCGCCAGCCAGAAGAACCCGCCCAAAGTAGCAAAGACGATAAAGATTATCAGGCCTATCCAGAAGAGCAAAAGGAAATCTTCAAATAGTTTACTTAGATATTTTTTCATAAAAGCTTCTCTATTTCTTCTAACTTACCACTTCCACGAAGATACCGACCATTATCTTCGTTAATCCACCAAAACCATAATTTTCTTAAAAGCCATCTCTTAAATTGTTTTATTTTCTCTCTCATATCAAGATATTTTTTCATAAATTATTTCTAAATCTTTAATGCCTAAGGGTCGTAGATTATTCACTTCTTTTATCAGCCATTTGTAAATCTCTATTCCCTTTATTTTTTTAACCTGTTCGGCGAATACTATCGGTTTGTCGTGGGCGTGTCTGTGGCATTTAGCGCAAAGACATAAAGCGTTCTTTTCTTCCCAGCGTAGCTTTAAGATTTTACGGGTTATGATGTGGCACGCCTGCAAGGTATCTCTCGCTCCGCACCATTCGCATCTTCCCTTGCTTCGTATCTTCTCACTGAATAATTTATCCAGCTTTCTTTTTAGATTTTTTTTGCTTTGCTTTTTCATAAAAATCCTTATAGAACTTTAATTCATCTAAATACTTGCATAGAATTTTCATACATTCCTTACATAGTCTTTTTTTATTTGGTTTTCTTTTTGAAACACTCATAGCAATAATGCGGAACTTCGGTGCAATACTCGCACCATTTTAGTTTTTTCTTTCCGCCTTTATGAATAACTTGCGAATAATTTTTCCCGCACATAAAGCAATAAACATAATGCCAGCCCGCCTTGATATTCTTAAAACTTTTTTTGCTTTGTTTTTTTGACATAAGGTTTATATCCTTTAGATAACACTTTTAAATCTTCAGCATCTAAATCGCTTATTTTACACGCATAGCATTCGCTTTTTTCCGGCAACTTACCCAACTCAAAAGCAATATCACTATCACCAAATTTCCGACCGCATCTTCGGCATTGGATTTTGTCAAAATCGTATTTTTTGCTTGGTTTCTTCATAATTCCTCTATCAATTTTATCACCTCGCTAACAGGTAAAGTCCAGTCAATAATTTCTTCCTTATTTTTTTTCTTTTGGGTCATAACCATAAAAGCGGGAATTGTATCTTTGGATTTCAAAAGTTTAGAAATTATGTTTTTCTTTAGTTTTTGTTTTTCCTGCTCAAATAATTCTAACGTTTGGTCGGCAATTTCTTCTATCAATTTTGGGTATCCTTCATCTATTGTAATAATTTCGTGTTCATTTGAAATTATATCTCTTTGATAATCTGAAACTACATCAATTTCACTATTCAAAATATTTCCAATTATCTTAATTATTTTCTCTCTAATTTCTTTGTTATTCATTGTTTTTTTAGTTAGATTTTTTTTGCTGGGTTTTTCATTGACTTAGATATTGCACCTAACACTTTTTCTATGGGGTGCGAACCATCGCCGACAATTTCATAACGAATATCATATTGGCAACCACCATAGATATTTTTATCAAATTCATTTCTAACCCACCAACCAGCCCCACTGCCAGCTATAAATCCACCTGATGGATAAAATTTAGCCAAATGAAATCCATGTTTTTCTTTTTTCTTTTTTTCACACTTTTTACACACAAGCCACAATCTATTGTTTGCCATAGATTTTTAATACCAATTATTGCCGTTTATTTGTGGAGCTATGTAGTTCCAGAAATAAAGAGCGTTAGTTGGCGTTTTATATCTTTGTAAAATATAATTATTCATCCAGTCCAATTCGCACTCTGCGTTATATAGGCAACCGACCGGCATTTTATTGCAAGGTAAACTTTGCCCTAAGCCACAAGCGCCTGAAATTGGATTGATGTTTCCCACTTTCCAGCCAGCTTCTTTGACCTCTAAATCGTAAAATGCTTCCCACTCTTTTTCACCCCAGATTTTTACAACCTTCCCATAAGCCAATAAAATCACTTCTTCTTTACCGACTGAAATGCGATTAAAGGTGCTTATTTGCCCCTGTGGCGGGTTTTGAGGGTCAAAGACGACCTCTGGGGCGTTTTGTCCCAGCAAAGCTCCCTGCGTCAAAATAAGCTGGTCTTCCGGCGCCGACCCGAAATTCATCACAGCTTCCTGATAAGCCAGAGCCGGAGAGGCGATAACATTCTGGATTTCAAAACTTTTTGTTTTGGTTAGAAAAAAAATCAATAACCAAGCAAAGATAAGAATTAGCCAGAAAATATTTAATGATATTTTGTTCATATTCTCATTCCCACGGGCGTTCGTGGGTTAGTTTTTGAGAGTTTAGTCATTATTGGTTGATTGTTTTTTCAAAATCTTTATACCATTTAGCTTTTAATTTTGCTCTTGTTTTAATATTTCCTTTACTTTCAAAAAATCTTTTAGCGTTTTCCCAATTAGAAACCCAAAATCTCCAAATTACAGCTTCACTTTTCTGTGATAAAAATTTTTTAGTTAATTTTCTCATCTTCTCATCCCCTTGGCTTTAAAGGGGGGTTAGTTTAAGTTAAAGAAGTGTTTTTAAATCCTCAATGCTTGCGGGTTCAAATTGTTCTAATAAAAACTTTTCCACTAATTTAACCTCATCTTCTTTTCCTGCCCTTTTAAGAAAACGTTTGTAAAGTTCCAAAGCACAAATTAAAGCATCAAATTGCCATTCAGTTGCAAGTATAAAAAATAGTCGCTCATCACCTATAAGTAATTTCTTAATTGGATTTGGTCTTAATTTAAGTTCTTTTTCCATTTTATTTTTCCCCACGGGCTTTCGGGGGGGGGTTATTTAACTCTTTTAATTTCAGCAATAGTCCATTTTTTACCCTCTGGTTCTTTTTTATTCTTTTCTTCTAATTTTTTATTTTTATCTTTAATAATATTCCATAAACCATAACCAAATCTTGTTCTCCAGAAACTATAATTATATAGCATGCCATCTTCTCTTGTTGATTTTATTTGATAGATTTTCATTTTATTTTTCCCCACGGGCGTTCGTGGGTTAGTTTTTGAGAGTTTAGTCATTTATAATTTCTCCCTCTACAATCTTCATCTTGATATAGGGGTTAGGGATTAGTTAATCCTCATGCTTCTAATAACCATATCTGTTTCTTCTTCTCCCTGTTTTTTGAGATATTCTTTGTATTTCTCAGCAAATTCCTTTTCATAGAAAAACGCCAAACAACTCAACATCTTTCCACCGACCCTCATATCGGCATCCCAGAAGAAAATATCTCTCTTATCTTTTTTTTCTGTAATATAATATATTTTCATAATTTTAATTTAAGATTTTAATTTTCACCTTAACAATTTTATTTCGAACTCCTTTTGTTGTGGGGTTAGGTAATTTATTCAATGCTTTCAGCTCTTTTTGAGCATCTTTTTTGGTATCAAAAATGCTTACGCTTGGATGTTTAATTCCCCCGCCCCAATCAGTTATCGCCCACGCATTTATTGTTTTGGCTTCATTGTTAGTTTTTTCTTTTTTCATTTTGTTTTTCCCCGCGGGCGTTCGTGGGGGCTAGTTAGTTAATCTTTTTAAGCCGAAATGCATCTGCTAATCCTTGCTTGCGACCTTTCCTTGCTCCTTTAATATAGCCTTTGTTATAGGATTTTTCTTTTTCTTGTTCAATAAAATCAAAAAGGGGTTGCAATTTCCAACCACGACCTTCTGTGTGTTCTTTAACAAACTCTGTCCAAAACTCGTGAGAAAATATTTCGTTAAACTCCTCCTCCCACAATTTTTTAGACATAATTTTCTTTAAATTTTTTACCATATTTACTAACTCTTATTTTTTTAGTAAACCAATATAAATTTTTAATAGCCATTTCTCTTTTTTTATCATCCCAGTCATATTTCCTATGACAACTACGACATAATCTTAAATAATCTTTTCTATTATGGCTATATGTTTTTCCCTTTTTCAAGCACCATTCAAATATTTTGCTCCTATCTTGACAATAAGGATTTTCACAAATCATAGATTTCCCAAAGTTTTTATTGAGCCATTTATGTTTAGCGGTCTTTCCCGCTAAAACCCCTTTCCATCTTGGCGTTTCTTTCCCTCTTTTATTAATCATTGACTTGTAATAATTTATTTGAGATAGGGTTTTGCCCTCCCAATTTTTTGTTTTTTTGGTCATAAATTTTAATCAGGGGGGAAATAGGGCTAAAAGATAGCTCTATGTAATGATGTTCCCAAATTTCCGCCCCCTGACACACCGCAACCCGCGCCGGAGCCCAGAGAAGGGTGTTAAATTGAACATAAGCTTCTAAAATAAGCGGGGAAGTCGTCTATGGTTTTTTCCAATCATATTTTTCTATCATATCTTGGCGGATTTTCTTTATCCAAGCACGAGCTTTCTCATAATTGCTTTCATCTTTCGGGGCTTCTAATTTGGGAATATCTGGCTGGTCTTCGTAATGGGTTATTTTAGAAATTGAGCTGGTGTGTATCATACTATCGCCTAATTGCACGATAGCTTTCTTTGCCCACGCTTGCATTAACCTTTGGCCCTGTTCGTCCGTAATAAAAATTGGCGGATCATCATCGCGAAAAAATGTTAGTTTAAAGCTCATATTTTAATTATTTGTTTATTTTTCTGTCTATCACTCCACGCTTTTAGTTTGCCCATATTTTTCTCAAGCTCTAATGGCGTGGTGGTGGTCGGGGCGTATTCTTGTTTATTTATAAACTCAAGGGCTTTAATCATTTCTGTCAACTTGTCGCCGTGTTCTTTTAACATCCGCTCTAATACCGCGCGCTGGGTTTTATTTTTGTATAATTGCTTATAAGAAGGATTTATCGGTTCAAATAATTTTATCAGTTCATTTATTGGCAAATCGTTAGATTTGCTATGTAATATAATATCCTTATTTATTTCCTTATCTAGTTCCTTATCTAATTGGTATGCACAACTTGCATAGTTTATTGTCGTATCTTGCATAGTTTCCGGTCGTATCTTGCACCCTTTAGAAACTATGCACAACTTGCACCCTTTGGGAACTTTAAGTAATTGATAGATATTTGCTTTTCCGCGACCCCCACCCGTAATTTTTAACACATAACCTCTTTTTATAAGTATATTTATTGAAAATATAGCTTTTCTAACACTTACGCTTGCTCGTTCCGCTATTAGTTCAAAACTTGGTCTTATTTCTTTACAACCGGCAAAGGTGCATAGAGCAGAATAAACTACTTTATCAAAAGGATTTATATGTGGACAGGCGATAACAGCATTATTTACCCAGTGCCATTCGCCATTTCTTGTATCTCTTATTTCCATAATTTTTACTCTCAACTACAAAAGCCAGTCCGGCTCTTCGCTAAAAGTAGTGGACTGGCTTCTGTAGCGAAGAGCACTGTATGTATACCTATATCTTAATACTTTAACAATGAACTTGTCAAGTAAGTTATCCCCAGATTTCCTTTTGGGCCAAGATGACTTCCGCCACCCTGGCCCAGAAAGAAACCTCATATTAAAACCTTTCCCTTTTCCAATTTTCAACCTTTGATAAATTTATTTTTAATTGGCACTTCGGATTTTCGCAAATAAAGATAGGGTTTGTTCTTTTAATTTTTGTTTTTTCTTGACGGCAAACAGGACAGAATTTGTTTGTGTCTAAATCATCTTTCATAAACTTATAGGGATTTTAAACATTTTAACTTGTTCTCTTTTAAATTCCGGCAACATCTTGGGCGGTTCTATCCACTGGTAACCAACCACAGCGCCGCCTTCTTTGACCGGAGATACAAGCATAATCTCTCGTAATCTTCTTTCGGCGGTGGTTATTCTGTAGTATTTGCCAAAACTTCTATCCTCGCAGGATTTCTTGATGTCGTTATAGGATACATAGCCCTCTCGTTGTATCCAATTATTTAATTGTTTTTTGAGTGAAGTTTCTATTTTATTTAATAAGTTCTGAGTGTTCATAGATATTTCCGATAATTTCAGTAGTATTATTTACAAAAGGATACCATCCCTGATTTTTCCAAATAACTTCTACTGGTTCTTTTTGCCCTTTCCAAATAATCAAATCAGATTGATAAATCTCTTTTCCTTGCTTATCTTTTAAGCCGGTGTATTGTATAATGGTATATTCTTGTGGATTTTCCATGCAATGAGCAAAAAAATTCCAATCATCATCAATTTCCCACATCTTCCCTTTAAACTTTTCTGGATTTGATGGTTTTTCCCATGCTTTAAATTTATAGATTCTTTCCTGCATATGTTTCCGTCAACTTATGACATTTCTTGCAAAGAGTAATTCCATTGTCTATATTCCATAACTCCTTGCATCGAATGGCACCTGCTGAACTTTTAAGATTATTATTTTTAATAATTTCTTTTAGCGACTTTATATGATGTGGTTCTAAATAGACCCCAACTGAATGACAATCCTGACAAGTCCAGTTGTCTCTTATGAAAATCTTTGTTCTCCATTTTTTATAATTATCGAGTGAATGGATACATCTTGTTAAATCAGTTAAGCCCCCCTTCCAGGCTCGTGCCAGTTTTCCAGTTCTTCCTAAAATAGAATTTCTAATCAATTCAATTGATTCTTTTCTATGTTTACTTCCCTTGATGAATCCACCAATCTTTTTGTGCCCTTTCTTAAAAGAAGTTTTGTTTGCTTTATTATTCATAATCCCTAAATTTTATTTCTCTGTTTTTGTTTTCCATTTTTTTGTTTTTAACTTTTCGTAAAAATACATTTCAACATTGGTGCAAATCTCGGCTTGCAATTCACCCAAAAGATAAGCACATTTTTTGAAATCTTTATCTAATTTTCTTGCCTGTTTTTTATCACCACAGAAAAATGTAGCTTTACTATTAGTGATAATTTTAACTACATCATTAGTGATTTTTTTTAATTCTTTGTTTTCCATTTTATTAAAAGTCCTTTTCTTTTACTACAAAATCCTTATCGCCGCCTTTCCACATTTTAAATCCGTGGATTGGAATTTTTATATTTCCTCCAACCATATATCCGAGAATTTTTTTCTTCTTTTGTTTTTTTAACTCAATGCAAATTGATTTCCCGCACCATTCGCAAACTAAACTCTTAATCGTTTTGGCGGTTATGGGGACTTTGCAATGAGGGCAAGTTATGTTTTGGGTGGATGAAATCATTTTTAAAGATTTTTTATTTCGTATTCCCACATTAGTTCTTCCTCGCTGGGAAAAGGAACGAATACTTTAGTCCTTTCGCCAATCGTCCTGTTGATTACATCATAGATTTTATCAATATCAGTGGTAGTCAATTCCGTTGTGCTTCTCTTGCCATATAAAGCCCTCTGGACAGGTCGCCAAAGGTTTTCCTTGATATTATAGGGTGTCCAAGGAATATCTACATCCTCCCGCAGGGTTTTTTTCATATCATAGCCCGCCTCGTTAAGGGCTTCGGCTAATTTGGTGAACCACAAGTGCATTGCGGCGTTTTGCTGAAGTGTCCGTTTTTTTTCAGAATGGTTGGTCATTTTCAATAATCGGCAATTCTTGTTCTAAATCCTTTTGGAATATCGGTTTGGGTTTTTCGCCTTTTTCTTTATGTTCTTTCCACAACTCCTTGCACCCCCAGAAAGTGGCATTGCCCCATTTTTTCTGTTCCATTGCTCCTCCGCAGATATCGCAAGCCGGAATTTCTATCTTTTTGGTATCGGAAATCTGTATGACATCGCCGACCTTTGGCTCTTTAGCCATTGGCTTATCACTTAATCCTTTATAAACATCCATTCCCACATAAAGATAAGAGCCGATTTTAGTTAAAGCGTCTGTGCAAGCTCCCTTGTAAGCGTCACCCAAATCGTCATTGTCGTTCCCGCCATACATTTCAACTTCAATACCATATTCGGGCACTTGTAGGATTGATTTTATAACTACCATTTCAACTTCATAGGGTTTGCCAGTTTTTTTATCAATCCGCATAGCTTTAACCTTTTCAATAAATTCGTTTTTAATAAACCACCCGCCCAGTCCAAAAACTTCGTTAAACCTTTCAACTACATAAATCGCTTTAATGGTAGAGAGATAAGATTTAGTGGGATGTTGGGCAATAGCTTCCGGTGCAAGCGGTTTTTTAAGTTCTTCTATTAAATTTTGAGGTAGTTTGTTCATTGTTTTATAACTTATTTATCTAACTGCCGGTCAATTTGTGCGGCCTCCAACCCCATTCTTTCCTCCCTTTGCCTCTCAAACTCGCTATCCTCTGGGGATAAAACCGCGACATCCTCTTTAATCGCCACCAGCATCAACTCCATTGCCCTGTCTGCTTGTCGGTAGATAAAATCCATAATATCAGCTTCTTCTAAATCAGCAATAGAATTTTCTTTCATTTTTTCAACCAGATTTTTTCTGGCTATTAAATTGCTTAATGTTTTTTCGTATTTTGTTAGAATCATAAATGTAATCCGCCAGCTATTTTGTCAGCCACCTCTATTGAGCCGACTAAACCCAATAGAAGCAGGAAAAGAGCCAAGCCGATTATAAAGTAAAGTGTGTCTTTCATATTTGTAAGTAGGGGGTCAAGAAGGGTCATTCTCAACCCCCGCATAATTAAACTACTGCCGGTTCTCCGGCGTCTTCTTTTGATAGTTCTCCAGCATCTTCTTTGGTTTCTGTGCTTTCTGTATCTTCAACTGGAGTTTCCTCAACTTTTTCCTCTGGGGTTTCATCAATGTAAATCATTGGTTTTTCCTTACTTTATTTTTTAGCAAGTTTGGTTTGCCTGACCCGACTTTTTTATTTATCGTAAACTGACTTTCCTCCGTCTTTTGCTTGTAATACCTTACCTAATCTCATTCGCGCGTCTTCTAAATGACGATAGGCAAGCATAAAATTAGCGTGCATTTCTCCATACTGGTCTACAAATGTCCCGATTTTTTCTTGTTCATTTAAAAAACTACTGTGGTGTTTATTGACTCCAAAAATCAACCGAGCAATTTCTTGAATTTTCGTTCGTGAATCATTACATATTTCTTCAATTGTTAGTTCTCGTGTTGCTTGTGCTTGATTGTCCATTGATTTAACTTTTCTTTATTTTTAATTTCCAAGTTTGACCTGTGGTGGTTAACTTGGCTCGTTGGTGAGCCACCCCCGACCATTTAACTATTTGCCACACTCGTTGTCTTGTAATATTAAATTCTTTGCCAATTTTAACAATAGAACGCTTTTTTAAATATTCTTCGCAAACAAGTTTATTGCGATTGGTTTTTGCTGGGTTTCTCATATATGTAAATATATACTATTATTTTTTAGGGAATGTGTCAACATCCAAATTGTGGATAAAAAAACCGCACAAACACAAGGTTATAGCTGTTTTCAAAAAAGTTTCTCCACAGAGGATTTTGCGATTTGTGGTTTTTTCTGGCTGTGGATAACTCTGGGATAAAACCAAAGCCGCCACAAAGGGCGGCGAGGTCAAGCGGATGTTTCCGCATAATAAATTAAATTTAATTTACTCCATCGGAGTATCCTCAAAATACTTTTTTACTGCAACCAAAACTACATTCACCAACGGTACTAACCAAGCATACTTTAGTGGCACATCTACATTCGGCAAAAGGTCTAACAAGCTAACCACCATTGCCGCCAAACCAGAATAAATTACAACCTTCAACAAGTTGCTTAAATCTGTTGTGCCAAGTGTCCATCTTTTAGCCATATGTATCACCACCTTTCTAAATTAAAACCATTTAAGAATTGTATCGCCAGAATATCCCCTTTCCCAAATATACCAAGCAAACATCATTGGACTTCCATGTTTTATATCCTCAAATTTTCCATTTAAGGCACAAGATATTCTGCCAGACCATACATAAATTTTTTTAGGAGGGTATTTTTCAAATATTTTCTTGCGACTTTTACCTTCTAAAAATTGTATCTTTAAAAGCATTGCGACTTTATTGCCGATAGGAATTAACGATAGTGCTTGCTCTACAAATTGTTGTGCGAGGCGATATGGCGGATTAGTAATAATATCCCCTTTCCATTCCTTGCCTTCAAGTAAAAAATCAATTCCACCAATTCCATATCCTCTGTCAATCAAATCAGTAGAATAAACTTTTTTGCCAAGTTCTTCCATTCTTTTACTCAAATGTCCTTCGCCACAAGCACACTCCCAGATATTATCACTAAATTTTTCTACCTTAAATAAATCATCTATTACTTTAGGCGGTGAGGCATAATAATCTCTTTGTTCTCTTTCTGTTTGGGCAAAATTTCTCGCACCGATTTGCCCGAAAGCTGTTGCTTTATTTCCTTTCCAATCTTTCATATAAAATATCCAATTATGCGAAGGTCTTTTGGACTGCCATTTCTTTTTGTCAAAAATCCCCTGCGGAAATTCGCCTCTTCAATTTCTATCCACGAAAAATCCTGTGTAAAAGAAGTAACAATTCCGCAATGCCCAACCCAACCAGTATTCATTATAGCAACTGCTCCGATTTGTGGAATTTGAGAATTGATTATTCTTTTCTTTGACCATAGCGACCATAATCCCTCTGGTAAACTTGGATAGCGGGAACGGGCATATAATACGCAATTCCAGCCCAACCTGTGTCTGCCTAAAAACTCCATTCCTCCAAACGGCAAATACCCCAGCCAGTCCTTAATTCTTTCTATGACTAACTGAAACAGACCAATAACTTTTTCCGGTATGGTGGGGGCGTATTTTAGTTTCCATTCTGCTGGACTGTCTGAAAAGAACTCTCTAAAATGTTCTATCCGGTCTTCGGTTATGGGCGAAGCCAGAGCGTATTGAGCCAGTTGCCATTCGGAAACTTCTTGAACTTCGTTCCAGTCCAGCCCTAACATATTAAATACTTTATCTCCTACGATTTCAAACTTCATTCCGCAGTAAATAATCCAGCACTTTGCTTTGTTTTTGAGTTTTACAATTTTTTCAATATAAGCTGGCCGGTTGCGGGACATTACATATTTCTGGGCGAAAACAAAATTTTGTCCCCATTCCTTAATAAAGGGTTCGTAGCTGTCAAAATACTTGTAGACCTGCGCGGGATTGGTGAAAGTAACCACCGCGTGTCCAGGAATACAAACCTGTATAGGCGACTGCTTTAGATGGTAAAGGATTGATTCCTTGGTCGGTTCAATAACCTCATAATTGATAAGCCATTCTCTGGGAAACTTTCGTCCTTTATTGATAATTTCTATCTTCGGCATTACATAATAATTTTCCCAAGTCAAAACTTCAGGCGTTGGCCAGTCCGCTTCGTCCACCAGTCCGTCTTTGCGAATGCTGTCCCCCACCTTCCACAGATAGTTTCCGTTCCGAGTTGTGCCGGACATAGTGGCAGTGAACCGGTCGCTGAAATTTCTTTGCTTGTTGGTCAAAAAATAATAAAGTATCTCTATTACATTAAGAGCGGAAAAAGTGACGCAGGCCTGCAAGTCAATATTCTGGATATACTGCCATTCCCCTTGAGGCAACCATTTAGTCCAGTCGCCTGTCGGGTTTAGAACTTTGTAAGGGATAGTTCCGGCGATCCAGTCATCTGGTCTATTGCCAAGTAAAACTCCGTGGTTTTTAATTTGTTCCATATTTTGCGAGGTATATATCAGCTTTTGGATTTAAGAGGGCTTAAAACGCCTTGTGGCGTTCCACAGAACCATCTAAATGAGCCAAAGAGCCGAAATCACCCTAAATAAAGTAATTTAACATATCTTGCCAATTCCCTTGAAAACGGATGGCACGGTCATCCAAATATGCTATAGCTGGCGGTTTGATATTTGTTATTTTAACATCAAGCCCGTGAGATTTCAACCATTTTCTTATTAAAACATTTCTTTTTTCGCCTAAAGAACTTCGGGCGGTTAAAACAACAATTTCAAAATCCTTTTGTAATAATTTTATGGCTTCAATCGCACCGTCAACCGGTTCATCATAAATCTTTCCTTCCATCCAGCCTTTTGAATAACGATGAATGACACCATCAAAATCTATGCAAATTGTTTTTTTCTTCCCCATTTGCGAAGAACTTGTTTTCAGGTTGACTGAACGGGACTTTCGCCCCACAAATTCTTCGTAAGTGAGGGGCGAAATTTTGTTAATCTCGCCCTTGTGCCAGTTACTTTGTTAGTCCCCAGCATCGTTTTTTCCTCCATTCAGAGCAACGATAGCCATAAATAATTCATTATTGGCTTCCTGTAAAAACTCCATTGCCCTTTCAAGACGTTCAGGGACATGCTTCTGCCACTCGTGTTCTCTGGCTTTTCTCTCCCGTGCCAGTTCCAGCATAAGCTCGTCCAAGCGCCTCCGCTCGTGGTCAATTTTCCTTTTTAGTTTTTGCATGTTCCCTCCTGCCCGCATAAAGGGCAAACTTTCCATTTCAGCATATCATGAACCATCTCATAGCCGTCCGAACCTGCCAGCTGTTGCGCAATTTCAGCAACAACATGCTGGTAGATTATCCGCAGGCATTCTTTCACGCTCTTTTGGTTAATCCGTCCAAGCAGGTGTTCTATCATAACATCAAACGCCATGCAGTCATACCAGCTTTGCCACGAATTAGCCATTAAAGAGATGATGGTAACAGCCCGCATAGCCATTTGATAGTCCACCTCGTCTTCCACCCGCAGGTTAATGATTTCCGGCGCAAGATTGACATGAACCTTTATCTCTTTTGTCATCTTTCCTCCTGAAACTTATTGGGAATATTACCTTGCACCAATGGCAAGCATAGACATGCGTGTCTTGTTCCCAATTCACGCCCGATAGCCACATTAGGTATCCGCAATCGCATTTCATAGTAGCTCCTTTTTAAAGGGGTTCAAGGAAAAACCAGACCAAAAACGAAATGAGCAAATCTTTTAAATACTTCATTGTCTCAGCTCCTTGTCCAGAAAGATTTTCCGCAGGAAGACCACTCCCAGCTTCGGATGCACGGAGAACAGAACCTGCCGCGGCGAGCCAGCCATGCCGATTTTCTTCAGCACATAGGCATCATCCGTGATAAAAGTCCCGTTCATGATGATTTCAATGTTATTGAACTCCCGCGCGTAGAAGGTATGGAAGTGTCCAAGGCACAGATAATCGTAATGGCCAATGGACTGATACCACCGCATTGCTCTTTGCTCAATGCCGTAATGCGGTATGCCCATCCAGCCGCGGATGTCGTCCCCGTGAACCATCAGGAACTTCCAGCCCTCAATGGTCGCCAGTTGGTAGAAGTTGTCCGAGATATGGAATTTGATGTGGGTCGTGTCCTTGAAAGCGATTTCCAAGAAACGATAAGCCACATCATCCCAGTTGGTAGAGGTGGCGGCGAACTTGCCGTAAGCCCCGTGATTGCCCCTGACGCAGTAGATGTTGATTTCCTCAAATTCAGGGGCAAAGATTTGCAGGGCTTCGGTCATATAAGGTATAACCGCCCCGAAGAGCTGGTCTTTAACAGTGCATTCCAGTTCGTCCAAACTGACCAGTG